GAATCATCGGATGATCTTCTTGGATTACTTTTAGTTTTTCGATCAGGTTTGATAATGTCATCTTGCTTGCTTAGAAATGCTTTTAGCTTCTTTTCGTTTTTGGAATATGCCATCTTTTAAAATGGTTTTTTATATCGGTTACCTTGGTATCTCTCGGAGTATGGCCTGTGATCTTCGTAATCCCCACGGCCTAAATTGATAGCAACTTTGTATTGGTTACTTACCGGTTGAATGGTTGTCACATCGCTACCCGGGTTTAAGTACTCAGGGTATAAAGTTGAGTTTGCACATAGGTAATTGATAGACCGCTCGGCATACCACTCCGCATAACCCTTGTAGTATTGACTTACTGACTGAAGCTCGGCAAAGGTTGGCTCGGTAATATTCTCGCTCTTGCGCTTTACCACTCCCTTGTTTACGAACTTGTATTGCATCGCCATCGGCAGCTCACCCAACACGTAGTTAAATAGAGTGTCGGTTAGGTAGTCATCTAGCAAAGTCTTGTAAACCGCATTAGCATTCTGCCCAATGGTACCCGCTAGGATTAGATCTAGAATCTTATCGTACAGGGCCGTTCCCACAATCGGGTGGATGTACCTGTCCTGCGTCATCTTGATTACCTGGGTAACGTTCTTTAAGTCTATGTTAGCACTTGCAACCGTGAAGTCTTTGAAGGACTGCTCACTGATCATTAATACGTTTGCGCTCATCGTGTTGTCTTTTCTACTACTACGTTTCTTCTCCACTCATGACGGCAAAAAGGAGTAGTCCTGCCGGTGTTAGGGTTTCGGTACCATCCTCCGCAAAGTTGGAAAACTGAATACCCTAATTGATTGGATATATTTTGGATTTCTTCTCGGGTAAATAGCATGCTGTTTCCTCCCTTGTAAAGCATCTCGCACAAAGGACGGCTTCCGCTTGCCGCTACGGGCACGTTCGGTCTTTCCTCATAAGAGTATAGCACCTTAAAAGAAGTCACGGGAGTAAGCCTCTTTATAGCCGCCTCGCCTGTTTTAGTTATCTTCCTGCTTACCTCACCCACTCGGCTAATATCTTCGCTCAAAACATTGTCATCAATCAAGGTATTAATCCTCCCGATCACCGCAGCCTCATCGATTCCTGTAGCCTTTGCGATCTGTGGCACCGTTACCTTTGGATCGTTTTGGATTTGCTGCAATATCTTTCTTTGTACCTCGTTCAGCATGTACTCGGCAAAGAGTTCTTGCTTTACAAATTCATCCATCGTGGAGGAAAAAACCATGCGATCGTTTTGGATTACTTTGAAGCGGTCACGGCTGAATCCTTTACCTTCAAACAAGGCTAAAATCTCGTCATCACTTTTGGTATGTGAGCAGGTCAAGTGCATATTTTCGCTGAAGGCTAATTCCACACCCTCTACGGTCTCCAAAGGTTGCGTTGGTATACTTACCTCACTTGGCATTTTAAAGCCTATTAGAGACCTTATTTCGTCCTTGCTCATGTTCTCCATTACCTTCTGCAAAATCGTTGGATTGAGCGAGTTCAAAGCGTTGATTACTTCCTTACTTGAATCGCTTTCTACTTTCTCGATTGCAGGCAAACTTAACTTTTCGCGGATCTCGTCCTGAGTCATGTTAGCCGATATAATCGCCTCGCTAAATTCGAAAGAGATAGGCTCGGTTGGTTTTAACTCAAGCTTTGCGGTGACATCGTTAAACTTGTATAGGTAATTAATCGTCTCCTCCAAGGCTCTTTGCTTCGCATTAATGTAGGTGTTTTGGAATAGCTGGTATGCATCTCTCAATTCGCTACGCCCTCCAAGTTGCCCTTCGGTCTTGATGCCGAAAAGCATTGGGGAAGTAATTTTGTGACCGCTAAAAATCTCTTGTTGTACGGTCAAGTTCAAAAGGTCAAAGTGCTTGTCAAGTTCGGTACCGGATAGGTCGATGATCGAAGGCTCATTTTCTTTTGAGTCATTAAATGCCAGCATAAACTTACCTGCATTTTTACTACCTGAAAACTTGTTTTGGAATTGCTTCTCGATTCTGTCCTCTTCCTCTTGGCTTACCTTGCCACCATTCAAGTTAATAAGCTTGCTTGAGAACATGCCGTTGTTAATCGTGTTCAGGTGATATTCTCCGATTGAGATATCAAGCTCTATGTAAGAAATGGCACCACGATAATCAGGCAAGGAGTAGGTATTCACCCCTGCCCGGTATTCCTTAAAATAAAGGATCTGCGATCCGGTAGTATTGTTGGGGTCAAATGCTGGGTAGGTCTCAAAGTCGGGCCGAGGGTTTACGTTATCGTTCTTGATCCAGTTATCCGACACGTAAAATTCTGTATTGTCTGCGTTGGTTCTTACCTTGTAGTAGTCCACGTGGTAAAGCTCTGCGATTTCTCCCGTAGCCTTGGTCCAAATCACCTGCAAATAGTACCCTCCAAAGATGGTTAGATCGGTAACCAATTTATTGGTCAACTCGTTTAAGCTTTCCTCCTTTTGGTTTACCTTATTGATCATGCCAAATACCTTGGCCTTCTCCATTTCATCCTGAGTCTTTACACCCCACCCATTCCCGCAAATGTAATCAACCTTACCGGTCACGATTGCGTTGTGCTTCGCTGAATTATTGTAGATCCGCAGCAGGTAATTAGGGTAATCGTTTCGCTCCCCGTAAAAAATGTAGTCCTTACCTTTTACTTCTTTGTAAATGGGTAGCGGTACTTGGTCAAACTTTAGAAATTTTATCATGTGGTTGTGTAGGTTTTGAAGTCCCCATTGTAGCCGTTGTATCTTACCACTCCAGCCGTGCTTAAGTTGGTTGCGGTCAGTTGCATTTTGCCTGTTGCAATTACCTCACTACCGCTTCCGCTTTGCGTTACGTAGTACCTCCAAAATCCAATGGTCTTATCCGTGAAGTTTGCTTCGGTAATTGAGAACTGAGAAAAGCGATCTTTGAAATTGCTGGTATCCGTTAAGGTCAAGGTAACATCCTCTTTTGTTACCTCATGCTCGAATAGGAAAATATAAACATTGCTGCTTGTTAATCTCTTATCGGTAAGGGTTACTCGGATCGTGCTATTGGTCCCCTGTGGTATTGCTATCATATTGATAAATACAAAACTTGCTTGGTATGTACACAAAAAAAAACACCTTCCAAACGAAGGTGCTTTTCACATCAAACCTCAAACCAAATATTAAGCAGGTACAGGAACAGTTCCGGTGAACAAGTCAGCCAATTCTTTTTCGTTACCCGTGAAAGTCAAGGTGTATCCGTTACGATCTCCGAAGGCAGTACCTGAGGCAGATCCGCCACCAGTAATGTCCAAGCCGTTAACCTTACCCAAGACAAACATTTTATCGTTGTTATCCTTCACGATTGCGCAGATGTTATTCTTTGCCAAAAGTAGGATTTCATTTCTTGTATTTACCTGCAACTTGTTAAGGATGATTTCCAAAGTTTGAGCGTAAAATACAGTTCCGTTCTGTACGTTCGTGTTGATAGCCTCAGCGAAGTTGCTAGATTCCTTTACTAATTCGTACTTGAAAAACGTCTTTGCTGCTTCCATAGTGACAGCAGTTAACGTACCACTTGATCCTGTAAATGAAGCGATATCTTCAACGGCTGCAAAGTATACTTCCTTTAAGCCACCGATGCTATCCTTGCAATCTAAGGTGTATCCTTGAGTTAATGCGCAAGCCATATTTATATTAAGTTAAAGTGTGAAGGGGAAGACGCCACCATCTTCCCCGATTTCATTTAGGCTACGTGTAGCTTCCAGTAAACTACTTCGTCAGGGAAGGCAACTTGTACACCCATTTTGAACTCAACTACAAACCGCATTTCGTCCGCCTCTTTTGCATAGAACAATTCGAAACGATCTTGCTCGTTCAAAAGGTCAGTACCCAAGTAAAGGTTTGCCATAGAAAGACCGAACATCTTGTCAGTTCCATTTAATCCATTTACTCCGATCAACTTCACGTTTGTTCCCGGTATTACCAACTCCATGTTCGCAGCATCAACTGGGTAGTGGAAAAGGTTAGCAGCTCTCAAAGCCAAAACGTACTCTCTGAAGGTATCGTTACCTGCGAAGATAACTACATCTGTCTTGTCCAAAAGGGCAGCAGGAAGGGCTACAAAAATAGCATCTACCGCAGCGATTACGTTTGCACTTGTCAAGGTAGTCAAATCAGCAGCGTTTCCATCGATTGGATCACCTGCTCCACCGAATCCTAGTCCATCAATGATCTTGATAAGACCATCAAATCTTGCAAGGTTAGCAGTTCCTGAAGCAGTATCACCCTGCCATATTGCAGTCTCCAAAGCCG